CGTAACTGTTCTTCTGTTTTATTATAATAATGGAGTGTTCTGGTTTCCCCGTCTGGATCGCCTAACTCTATTTCTATTTTTTTATTCTTCTTATTTTTCTCACCTGTTTTAATCGATGTAGCTTTTACCTTAATCTTAATATCATCAAGTCTTCTGTATTCTAAATCATCAGTAGATACTACATTCTTTTGAAAATCAAATTTATGTTCTTTCCTAAGTTTCTCTAAATAAGCAAACCCGACATATAATGTACCTTGCCTAACAAATGAAACCACCCCGTAATCCTTTCTAATTTCTTCTAAAACCTGTGCTACAGTGGCATTACTAATCCGAAAATTTTCAAGTTTCATATCGAAATTAGTTTCAAAAGGCAAAGTAGTCCCTACTATATCATCAAGTAAATTTTTAAGTGTTACTGATTTATATGCTTTACTTTTAATAAGTTTTTTCTTAAGTAAATACATTTGATCATCACATGTAATTTCAATAGGGAGTTTTGGCTTAATAGCTGAGATATAACCACTGAATACATTATATAAAGTTTCTCCATACCCTAAATTTATTTCTACTGGATCGCCTCTTTTAAAGAGAGAATTAAGTCCAGCGACAATAGGTTTCCCTTCAAAAGTAAGCTTCTTAGGTATAATAATTTTCGCCGTATCGGTCACCATATCCCATGAGGAATTCACTTCGACTTCATTTACGAAGTCAAAGTAATATCCATTGATGGTTATTTGTGAGCGAAGAAGTTTCATACCTATTTTTTTACCTCCTTAACTATATCAGTTTTAGTAAGTACAATTGTACCATTAATTGACTTTGCATTAAACTCAAAGTTTTTATGTTTTAGATCGGCTTCTGCTTCTGAAGAACAGTTATATTTAAATGTTTCTTTTACTTCTTTAGTTGCCGCATCTATATAAATAGTTCTGACTTTGAATGCTACATCAACGACTAATTCATATTTAGTCATGTCATCGAAGGCGGCTACAAGTCCTTTTTCTTCTTCTTTAACTAAAACTCCATCTACAAATATGTTGTAATACATATCTGTTCCCATGATCCTGTTAATTTGAAATATTGTTTTTTCAACTCTATCTTTAAGAGGACCTGTAATACCTGTAGATTTTTGACGTATTGTTTCTTTTTCTTTAAAAAATGCCATAATTTTAATTTTTATATTGGGTTCACTGTTGTATTTGTATAGAAAACAATTATATTTACTGGCTTATTAATCATAGAATAGGCATAATTTGACAAGCATAAATAAATTGTCGGATTAACTGTTCCATTATCTGTATACCAGTCGTACTCATAGCTGGATATCCATGTAAAATGATTAGACATAAAAGCACCTCCATTAGCCCACATACCAAGCACACTAATACCTATTATTTTAGAAGCATCCATTCCAGTAAGTGTAAAAGATGTTGATGATCCAACAAAAGAAGGAAGTGTCGCTGTATAAAATTTCATTTTAACAGGAGGTGCATCAGATCCCCATTGAGTAAATCCGTTTACTACTAAATTAGCAAGTGTAGTAGCTCCTGTTACTATTAAATTTAATAATGTGCTTAATCCGTTTACTATTAAATTTGTAAATGTAGGAGAGCCACCAGTAGTAACTTGATCTAAAAAAAAAGCCCCCTTAAATAGGTTACTGCTGCTGCTCTACTTCCTTGTGCTGGTGATATGAGTGTGTAGGGAAATCTGAAAAAAGATTCCTCTGACTTCTCATTATCATACCAAACTAAATCAATGTCTGGATTTCCTGCACTTTCAGCAGGTATAACAGAAAATTTATTCTTTGGAAAAGCACCTCTGCTCACTCCATCAACTATTATTTCTACTGATTTCCCATCATCTGAAAAAGAAATACTTGTCTTAGGTATTATTAATGGCATATATTTTTATTTTAAAATTAGTTCTATTGGTTCATCACTTTTGCATGTAAGCGTAAAAGCCTGAATACTATGTGATCCTTCTGTTTGCGGTGCATCAATCGACATAATCACTAGATTATAAATCGAGAAACGTTGCAAATATTTAGATACCACAGCTATCGAATCTTGCACTTTACATAGTTCTACAAATAAATTCATCACATCATCAGGATATAAGAACATGGTTTCTTTATCAGGAGGTGAAAGCCTTCCCGAAATCGTTACATCCCAATTCCCATCTGATATATATTCTATAAAATTCCTTCCCCCCTGTACAGGAGTTTCAATTATATTCTTAGTCTGGCTTACATTCATGATCATATCATATAATTTAATCTCTTCATATGATATCTTTTGCCCTTTACTATTTATATAACTTCCTTTCTGAAAGGTAATATCACTATAATAAGGTGTACCTAAATAGGAATATCCTACTATATTTTCTTTATCTATCATCCTCCAGTAGCAATTATATTAGCGTTATTTACAGCTGTTAAAATCATTTCTGTAACAACCTTTTTCATTTTTTCTATAGATAACTCCATTGTAGAAGTTTCTACTTTATCAATACCTGTAAGCTTATTGATCGTTATATTAATGTTAGTAGGCTTTGAATTGCCTGCTATATCTTTAGCTTTTTTACCTTCAGCAGCAGCCGATGCAGTTGTTTTTTTAGGAAGTATCTTCCCTTTCGTTGCATCTACTTCACTTTTTACGCTCAGTACTCCCATTCGATCATCGAATCCTTTTCTGAATCCATCGGCTACTTTGCCCCCGAAATCACTAAATGAGTTTTTCAGTTTATCAACTCCTGAGAACAAACTATCAGGATCGAAACTAATCACGCCTTTAATTATGTCTGCAAGTCCACCGAATACGTCTATTCCTAATTGAGCGATATTTTGAAATATAGCTTTCATTGCCCCCCATAATCCATAGAAGAAAGCCTGAAATTCATCACAGGTATTCCATAGATAAATGAAAGCAGCGGTTAAAGCGGCAATACCAGCAACAATTAAACCGATTGGATTTAATGACATTATAACGTTAAGTGCTTTCTGAGCGATAGCCATTAGATTAGTAGCTATTGTAGCACTTTTCATAGTAAGCATGTAAAGCTGGTAACCTGCTACAGCAGTACCAATTACAATTGCTAATGTTTTAAATACTGTACTATTTCTAGATATGTAATCAATCAGATTAGATATAATAGAAATAACTTTACCTAGTGATGAAACAGTAGCTTCAATTACTGATTTAAAAGCAAGCCCTATTTTTAATTTGAATTGATCAAATGTGTCTGCTAAGTTGGATATTCGTCCTCCTGTTGTATTACTCTGATCCTTCATTAAATCAAAGAAATCTCCTCCTTCAGACGTCATTGTTTTAAAAGCCTTTTCAAGATCTGCAAAATGAATTTTGCCTTTACTAGCGAGTTCAGCTACTTCAGATTTAGCAACACCTAATTGCTCAGCTAATAGCGGAACTACATTAATCCCCCTACCCATAAGCTGCTTTAAATCATCCCCATGAATAAGATCTTGTACTTTGAATTTACCGATCATTTCGGCCATCTCTCCAATTGGTATTTTTAGAGGAGAAGCAATGTTTCCTATTGTAGTTAATGTCTCTGTTATTTTATCAGCCTCAACACCAAAAGCAAGTAAGCTAGTAGTAGCAGACTGAATATCATTCAATTGAAATGGAGTAGTAGTAGCAAATGTTTCTAATTCTTTTGTTAAAGATTTTACCTGATCCGTATTACCATGTAATAATGTATTTAATGTTGATTGGAAAGCTTCGAAATTAGATAAAGCATCCACCGTGCTTTTACCAAAATTTATTATTTCGTTTACAGCAAAATAGCCTCCGATATATGTAGCTGCTTTTTTAAATACAGAATTTACATTATCACTAGCCTTTTGAGTCTTGATAAGCCTATTCTGCAATTGATCTACCTTAGCTGTTATTTGAGCTAAAGAAGCAGACATTTGATCTCTTAAACTAAGTAAATACTGTACTGATTCCTGAGCCACTTATCTTACATTTAAAAGTTGATTATCCCTATGAAGTTGCTGTTCAAATATCCAGTCTAGATCGGTACAACAAATAGCCCACTCATCATCAGTGAGTTTATCAGGATCTACCTTAAAATGGAAACGAATTAACGCGCTCCATTGTCTATCGTTGTATCCCCCTTCTTCAGAATTATATATTTTATATTCTTCTAATTTTTTTTTATTTCTCCTTGCTTAATTGATATTAATTCCTGAGCTAACTGAAAAGCACCAAGCAAATACCCGTCATCTGTAAGAAATATGCTGGAGGATTCCTCTTTTATCAAAATATTATTGATCATTATTTCAGCAGCGTGATGAGGAGCATCTTTAACGGCTGCAAGTACTTTATCTTTTAACACTCTATCGGGCATTTTTAGATATCCTACATGCGCTCCTTGATCAAAACTAATCACCATAGCAATTTTGCCATGTTTGGCTTCGATCCTAGCAATCTTTGCTTCTTCTGTTTCTTGTTTTACTTTTTTAGTATCTTCCATTTGTTTTGTTAAATATATTTTATTGATTAAAATCTACGTGAGACATAATAAGAGGGCATTCCATTAATACCTTCGTATCCCCCGATGAAACATCTGTACCTGCTTTTAAAAACTGTACGTTTTTTAAAACATCAGTAGTTTGTTTAGTATCATTAAAAAATGTAACTGGAATATCAAAAGGAGTAAACATTGTAATGTCTCCCTCTGGGGCTAATGAACGCAAACGCTCATACTCTTCTTTATAAATAGTAATGCTTCCTTGTGCTGTTACGCCTCCAGAGCCTCTTCCAACCACATATTCCCCAGCTCCCATATTGTTTTCTAACTTTCTTTCATGCTCGTAAGAAATCTTAGTGATACCATATATTTTGGTATCTTTTACAGTAATGGAAGCTGAAGGCCAGTCATACATCATTCCTAATGCGAATATTTTTGCCATATATATTATATGCTTTTAGTAAATTTTAAATTAACTTCAATTGTTTTAGCTACTCCTACAGGTATGATTCGAACAGTTACTTCAAGTACTGAAGTAGATAGTACATCTTGGTTTGGATCTATATCTAAATCAAAAGCACTTATCTCGTCATTGTTAAGCATGCCCTGAAGTGCTGAATTACCAATCATTCGAAGATTAGCTACTGTATCAGGTTTTAAATGACCGTTAGAATCAACTAATAAAGGACTATTAAGTTTAGGAATATATACTTTTCGTAATGCTCTATGCGCTTTATCAATTGTTCTGTTATTTTCAATAGTGAAATAGTCAGAAGTGCTTACTGTGGCCGTTACCGAGGAACTAAAGAAAGTTCCTGCGATTTCAGGAAACTTACGATAGAAAATATATCCAAAACTGTTTAACTGTTCAAGTAATGAGGTAGAAACTGTTTTATATTGAACTCCATTTCCAAAAGCAGCTGTATCATTTTCTACATTAGAAATATTATTTTTTTCCACCCAAGCTACGCTGTCAGATACTTTTCCAGAACTTATAACGCCAAGTAAACAACCCATTCCAGTTACTGATTTACCAGTATATGTATACAGTTTGCTACCCATAGCAGCTCCATCTTGACCTATAATTGTACTCACTCTTGGTGAATTAGCTATTGACTCATCAGTAAGTGCCGATAAAGCCGATGCTGAAATATCAGGCGAATAAATAATAGATAAAGGACGGTTATTGTCATTTTCAAAAGCAGCTACAGCCTGTAAACTTTGAACTTGTGTAAGAGCAAAAGCAGTACCTGTTTGAAATACTCCCATTTGACGAATCTTTCCATCAGCAATAATGTTCATTGCCGTAACCTCGTTAAAGTTAAGTGTACCCGGAACAGCATAAATACCTAACCAACAAACCCCTTTAGGATTCATTCGAAAGAATTCTGATATATGATACCACATTACTACATAAGGATCATTTGCTCCTAGTGTAAATGCAGTTATCGTAGTAGTAGCCGTTCCAGTAATTGGAGTAGTAATTGTCCAAGCATTTGCTGCAACTCCTGCTCCCGCTTTTGCTGTAATCGTTACCTCATCTGTAAGAACAGTATTGCGATATCCATGTACATTAAAACCAGTGTTGATCATATTTCCAACACCTTGTGCAATTGTGTTTACCGTGTCCCCTGTAATTGTAGTATAGGTTCCTAAAGTAACTCCATTGATAACTACTGATATTTTATCCCCTGGATTTCCAGCTGTTGCTATCTTAATCTTACCAGTAGCTTTTGTTTCATTGGAGTAATCCCCTTTGATTCCGTATTTTTCTGCATCTTGTAAAGAATAAAGAGGCTTTACTCTACTAGTAGTAGTAAACCCATCAGGAATACTACTTGTTGGGAGGGTAGCAGAAAAGAATAACATACCTGAAATGTGATCTTCACCTTCCAGCGGTCTACCAAGTCCACCCTCCCCTTTTTTTACAACTACTTCTGAAAGAGCCATTTATATTATTCTTTTACGTTAGGATTAGTTTTTTTAGATTCTGTTTTTT